GATTGTTCGTGCGCACCAGCGACGGATTGTTCGTTGACGCTGATGCCAAGCCATTCGTGTCGAATACTGCCGGGTTCGTCAAGGCAAGGCCAACTTGCGGTAAATTATTGGCAATATTTTGGACGATTCCAGTTACACTCGATCCGCTGTTTGTGTTGAACGCGTTGCCGATAACATTAGTCAAGGCTTGGCTGGCGGGTTGTGGAAAATATCCAAGTCCAATGACAATATCATTAAATGATGGCGGTGGATTGGTGCCATATTTTCGGACGACGAATAAATTAAAACCGCTCTGCCAAAGATTGGTCACGTCATAGAGCGTTGGTCCTGAATCATAAACTTGAAAAATGACGTGATGGTCTATATCCGCGTACCAGTTGATTTGAAGGTTTGTGACCGTGGCATCGCCATTGGAATCCGGGGTCACGCGCATGGGCAGGCCCATGACCTGGGCCGGGGTGCCATCGGCAAGAATATTTGAGCTGATGGTCTGGATCCGGAACGAATTGGTGAGCGGCGCGCCGCCGATGGGGTTGATGTATTTGAAATGGACATTGGCGGCCCGGGCCGGCGGCAGGAACGATAAAAGGAGAGCGAGCGCGAGGAGGGCGGAGGAACCATACCCCGCGCCAGCAGTGAACTGTCCGCGCTGGTAACACGGACGTTGAAGAAACAAATTTTTCAGGCGATTCATTCAGTTAAAAGGTTTTTTTGACTGACAATTTCATCAAATTTTTTATCCGAATCAAAAGTTCGAAACCGCAGTCGATCGGCGATTTCCGCTGCCAGGCGGATTTCGAACACTTCCGCCGGCGTGAGCCAGATCACATTTTTCAACTTCCCAATCGTTGGAGCCCCATCCAGCATCACTAATCCTTGCCGGGAACCTGGTACATCAATCCAAAATCGACCTGCGGACTGGCCGGATTATTTTTACGGCGAATGATAATGAACGTGTTCCATTGGCCGTAAAGCTGGACCGAGACCCTTTCCTGACTCCACAATTTCATAGCCGCCGCACGGTCCGAGACATGCATCGTCACCTGTTCCCTGGCGTCCCGTCCAAATTCCGTGTTTAATTCGATGTCCTGTATTTCCTCAACTTCGGCTGTAAAAAACGTCCCATCGTCCAGGTTCCGGCAATTTTCCGATGTGCCAACTTCCCGTTCGATAACGATATTTCGAATTGTATCCCGGAATTCTGACATGGTTATGGGTATCCAACTTTTATGTAATATTTAAACGAGTTGGTAATCGTCTGGCTGGCATAGGCATTGTTCACCTGCCATAAGAAGAATCCGTAATGTCCGGCGGCCACGAGATTGGTCACTGTGCAATATTTAGTGGTTCCACTGGTGGCCGCCGTGAGGGTAACGGAATGATTTGTATCAGAATTGGCAAACACACCGTCCTCGGTCGGCGCCAGAATATAACTGATATTTGTGGTTCCAGATCCGGTCACGGATTGGATCATGTCGATGGAAACGTTCTGCTGTTTATGCGTATCAATGAGCACTGGAGTGGCCAGGTTGCTGACTCCTGTTTGATAAACCGCAGAGTTGATGATCTGGTTATCCCCGTTTTGCTGTTGGGCATTTGAAATGACCGGGGTGAACAAGGTTAAAGCGATGGCGAACGCCGCCAACGCCAATATTTTGAATTTCATTTTCATTTTTTCTGGTTGTGGTTGTGGTTATTGGTTGGTTCCGCGTTGGCGCGGGGTTTTTGGAAACTTTATTTTGTTGGATTATCAATCTCGACCCGGGCGGATTTTGAGGATTCGTATTCGTCTTTGGCTGATTTTTCCGCTGTTTTGGATTCTTCCAGTTTTTTCTGGGCGGATTCGAGTTTTGATTTAAGCGAATCGGTTTTTCCGTGGTTAAAATTGGATTGGGCATCCGCCAAATAACGTTCCGCGGTCCCGACCGCTTCACGTTTTGCGTTCCATTTCACGGCAGCCTTGCTCAAGGCTGATTGAGCGGCGTTTCGTGCGTCGATTTTCTTTTGGACGGCGGATGATTTTTCTAGTGCGGAAGCCTCGGCCTCGGCACGGTCTTTATTTGTTCCATCAATCACGGAGGCCACGTCATCGCTGATAAATGCGGCGACGGAATCGTATGAGCAGTTGCAAAAAGCCAGGTAATGGATGCCGGTCGGAAATTGGTGCAGTGTTTTGGCATCTGAAAAAAGTTTGGCCTGTGCCTGGCGTTGTTTTTCATCGGCAGGCGGCCCGGAAACGATGGAGGGGGTGCCACGAGGATTTCCCGAGGCATCGGTCTCCGGATAACCAATCAAAATTGTAGTTGTTCGCATTTTATTTTATGCCCTGGTTAAGCGCGGCGGACTGGGCAATTCCGCCGCGCTGTGAATGATTCGGATTACGCGCTCTTAATGAGGCGACCGGCGGTTTCGTCAATCAGAGTAGCGCCGGCGATCATGTCGAACGTGAAGAACAGCGTGCGTGCCTGCGCGCTGAACCAGACATAGGTGGCGATGGCCTTTTGAACGTCCGGCAATTGGGCGGATCCCATCTGGACGATGTTGCCAGGGATGCCTTCAGGAGGATTCAGAGGCAAACCACTGATGATGCCGATGACTGATGGAGCAAGGGCGCAACCACGAACATTGGCGCCGGCGCCACTCCAATCGGTGTTCAGGGCGATGTTGTCCCAACCGAATTTACTCCAGGCTCCGGCATCGCCGCCGACCGTGCCGGCGGTTTGGAAGAATCCGGGCGTATTGGCGATGCGCGCGAGATATTCACCATCGAGCAGGAGGTTTTTAACATTGGACTTTTTGAGGGTGCCCTGCAAATCAGCCAATTCACTGAATCCGAATGCCGCCGGCGCACTCACAAGCGGTGCGTTGGTTACGATGTTGGCCACCGTGAGTGGCGCAGTGAAGACCTGGGTAATTTTGGCCGCCAGATCAATGAGCTTGGCTTCAATAATGTCCGCCACTCGAAGACCGGAATTGAGTTCCGCATTTGTTACATGGCCGCCGCTGGTGTATTGCAGCGGGGTAATGGTGATTGGTTCCACATCGGAATCATCATTTCCTGCAGAAGCGCCGGCGAGGGTTTCAAAGTTTGTGACTCCCTGGCCAACCTTGGTACCATCGGTAGTGGTGGCGTTAAATTTTCGGATGCCGGCGGCGAGAGGCTTGTAAGGATCCTGCTCTGAATCCATTGTGAACAATTTTGCCGGTGCAAACCTGTTGTGCAGCTTGAGAATCACGCCCAGGATGAGAAAGTTGGTCGTGAATGTGCCGGTGAATGTGTTCGAAGCCTGAACGCCATTATCTTTGCGCGCTGCCAGCTTGAGCAGCCGCGGCCATTCAGCCTTCATCGCTTCATAGCGGGCGCGAGTGGTGGTCAGACTTTGTTCCGGGGTTGCACTGGATGGCGCCTTATGCGCGGAAAAAATGTTTTCCAATTCGGGTAAAATCTTGCTTCCTTGAACGCCGTTGGCCGAGATGCAGGGGCTGTCTTCGATGGTGATGATGTGGGCGCCGGCGGCTTGACCACCCGCAACGACGGGTTGGCGTTCCGCGATGGCGGCAAAGACAGCCTCTTCCTGTTCGGCATTGACCAGTGCCTGGGCGAGAAAAATCTTCGCCTCAGATTTGGTGATGCGCTGGGCGTCAATTTCGGCATCGAGCTTGTCCTGGATGCGTTGAGTTTTTTGAGCCCTCAATTCGGCGCGGATTTCGTCGAGTTCGGTGGGAGATTTATCTGCCGCGGCGGTGGCCGGGGCGGTCGTTGGTTTGCCTTTTTCGACCAAAGCAAATATTGCATCATCGGTCATTTCGGCGTTGAATTTGACCTGCCAAGATTTCAGCAGGGCTTCCATTTTTGTTCTCATGTGTTTGTCCTGGTTACTGGCGGCGAGAGCCGCCATGGTTGGTGTTGGTTTTTGCTCGCCCTGCCGGGGCAGAGCAGAAATTGTGTTAAGAATTTCGGATGAAAGATTTTTGCAGCGGGAAATATAATCGGGATGCAATGGACGATAAGCCGCAGCCGCGGATTCATCCGGATCAGATTCATCAGCCAATCCCCAGGCGACGGCGTCCGCTCCCTTGATCCATGTCTCATTTTCCATCGCGGTAAGAATTTCCGATTCCGGCTTCCCGGTATGCTCGGCATAAATTCCGGCCATTGTCTGGTCATGGACATCGAGCATATCGGCGGTGCGGCGCATCTCGTCGGCATTGCCCTGGGCCCAGTTCCATGCCTTGTGAATCATCCAGATGGCAGACTTCGGGCTGACAACCTTTGCAGCACCAAGGGGGAAAACGGAAGCGATCGACAATGCGTAACCTGTAATCTTGCAGGTGATGTCAGAGGACCGGTCTTTAAAGGCATTGTAGATTCCGAGACCTTCTTTGACGCTGCCGCCTTCGCTGTTGACTTTAACTGTGATGGGTCTTCCGTTGGGAATTGATTTAAGCGCATCGCGTACCTCCTGTTCAGTTATTCCGGAATCGTCCCACCAGCTTTTTCCGATAGCACCGATGAGTAAAATTTCTGTTTCCGCTCCATCTGCCCGGACTTCCAACCGGTTTTCGAGTGAAACGTCCTCGACTCCCATTTGTTTGAGTGCGTCGAGGGCTTCCTTTGGACGTTTTGACATACGGCAGATGGATGCAAACGCCTGCGGTTCGCCTCGAAATTGAAGTTTTCGAAGATGTTTTTTCATGCGAATGTAACCTCTCGACTTCTGGCGGTTGGTGATTCTGGATCGCCACCACCTTCCATTGGGTCAGATTTGGGTTCCGAAATTGGCTGAATTTCCATCAAAGACGTAACCTGGGCTGGATCCACGCCGGCTTCGGTCGCCTTTTCCTTCACAAATTTCAGGTATTCAATGATTTCGATGGTAGCGATGCGGAAGTCCTCTTGTTTTTCGGCGTAAACGCGAGGAACGGTCTTGACTCCGAGCTTTAATTCCAGTTCCAGAGCCTTGGCGGTGTAGCCAATATCCACATTCGGGGCGCGCGGAGGTCGGATGACTATATCGGAATAATCTTCCGGGGTATCTCCATCAAGGGAACGGTCATAATTCACCGCCCATTCAGTCTGCCATTCGTAAACGTCGCGAAGTAGTTCGGCGATAATCTCGTAATTTTCCCGACCAAATCCGAATCCACTTACGTCCAGATCGGCCCGGGTAACAGTCCCCTGGAGCGAATAGGGCATGACGAGTAGTTTGGGAACGTTGTAACCGATGCAGATAAGCGTGTAATGGAGATCCCAATAATCCTGCGTGGCCACCGTGGGCCGTTCGATCATGAATTGCTGGAGCTTGTCGCCCGTTTTTAGCCCAACATTTTTTCCACCAATACTTACTTTGTAATCCGCCCAAATTTGTTTGGCTGCGAATTGATTGGCTGAATTCTGGGTGCCGACTCCTTCCCGGGCGCGACGGTTGGTCAGCACATCCAATTCACCGCTGGGATTAGTTTCCACGTTGGCGATGTCACTGGCGAGCTTGGCGGCCTGCATTTCCAACTTGTGTAAATCCATATTGTCCCGGACGAGATTGTAAACGCTGAATCCCTCGGGAATTCCGCGCATTTGTCCCGGGCGGCGGACTTTGAATTTATGAATCAATTGGCGGCGGCCGTTTTGGTCGAAAAATGGAATACGATCGTAAAGTTCCTTGCCTTGGAATCCACCGGTGAGCATGGCTTCAAAATTTGTTTTTTTGAACCAAGCGGCCACGCGGCGACCCGAAGTAGTCATTTCAATTCCGTCAATTATCGGGTTTCCATTGTATTCGCGCATTCCATCCGGAGTGTCGCAGCGGTGTGAATCAATCGTCTGCGTGCGAGGTGGTAGTGCGCGCATAATTCCGCGCCCTCCGCCTTCGTTTTCCTGCATGAGATTGACGAAGATTTCGCCGGTATCGAAGAGCAGTCCGGCCCAGACGCGCGTCAACTGGCCTCCTGAAATATCGGAATTCAGTTCAGGACAACGAAACCATTTTTCCCAACTGTGTGCGCGAGAATGGTTCCAGTTTTCCACCAGGGTTTGTGAATTTTTATCAGATGATCCGATCATTCGACTGGCGTTTGGAGTGCAAATCAAACCGCTCGGGCCGACGCTGAATTGTAAAAACAGGCTTCGGATTTTTTGGACGATGCAGGAATTTTCTATGAGGCCTCCATGGATACGTTGAAGTTCCTTGCGGGATAGGGCGTCAATTTCCTGCCAGGCGTCCTGAAGCGATTGGAACATCCATGAACGGTCGCCCCATGTCTGGCGCACGGCGTCAAAGCTGGCTTTGACGATGGCATTACCGACGAATGGAATACGTCCGGCAATTCGCAATCCACGAAACATTGCGCTGGAAATAAATTTTGAGAGTCGGCGTTTCATCGCAGTGAAGTGGCTGGGAAGTTGAGTCCGGAAAAATCTCCCATCTGGGTGCGTACGCCGCGCAGCCGGTCGTCATCCGCCATAGCGGCGTAAAGGGAATCAATTGCATCAGAATCTGCGGCGTCGGGTATTCCAGCGGCCACGGCGTCTTTGAGTATTTCAAGGAACTGCTGGCACATGGCAAAGACGTTGTCCTGTGTCCATTCTTTTCCGGCCATTCCAATCTCAAAACTGCCGGACTGGCCGGAACCGGAGGTAGAGACGAGAATTTTTCCGCGTTGAAAATTTGGTTGACTGCCGATGGCAGATTTGACGGCGCGGATTGCCTCTTCTAGAGTTGAAGCGGTTTTTTTAGCGCCATTGGCTATCTCATCGAGAAAGCCGCGCTTTTTAATTCCTGAAATAGGAACTTCGTTGCCCACGGAACAAGTTTCCGTGTTTTTCTTGAAATGCGTTAGCGACTAAAGGCGACAATACGCGCCAATTGGCGACAATACGCGCCAGAATAGTTCAAATCATCCGGCGCCGGCGCATTTGTTGTTCGACGAGGCGGGCACTGAAGGTGGGGCGCCCGGTCCCAGCAGATCGGCAACGGGCTAAAAATTCGTAATCTCGCGGGCGTCGCTGCATCGTCCGCAGACTCACACCCGCCATATCGGCAACTTCTTTTTTAGAGATTCGTCCGCTCATTTTTAACTCCTTCATTTTACTTTTTTGGGACATTTTTTGAAAGGGTTTTATTTGTTTTTTTCGTCATTTTCGTAGCTGAAAAAACCGAGTGAATCTGCGAGTGCAACCTGCATTTTTTCACAATCGCTCAATTCGTCCGGCCAACTTTTATGTCCGGCTCCACCAGTGCCACGGTTCTTGACGCATTGCTTTTCAGAATCCCAAAATCGGGCGTTCAATTGCCGCTCGTATTGGCTCAATTGAAATTTATCTTTTGGAAATAATCTCAGGTCGCCTGCCACTGCCCAGATGTTTTGAGTTCTCTTTTCACGCAAGGCGTTCATCCGCTCCCAAAACAAATCCGCCGCGCCTTCGAGTACCTGGATGACGCATTGATCGGCTTCACTGGTGCCGGCAAATGGGTCGGCAAAATTGTAATGCCATTCTCGGGCGATGCCTTCCACATTCCATCGGCGAGTTATGGGATAGCCCTTCCAGGGCTGCCAGTTGTTCAGCGGGCATGGCTTGGCCATGCGGTTGGGGGCGTGCGACCACATTTTTTTTGTAGACGGGTCGTAGTATCCGAATTCGGTGGCAGTCTCGTAGCATTTGCGCAGCGTCTCGGGGTTGTTTTTCTCCCGGTAGCCCGAATCAATCAATACCGCGGCGTTTCGGTTTATCAGATGTTTTCCAACCTCGAATTGCTGGAAGATTTCGCGCAACTCGGCCCAGTCATCCGTCTGGCAATGGCCGGCAGCGATGGATTCGCTATCGCCGCCGCGAGGAATTTTTAAACCCATCTCTCGATAAATCCATTTTCCAAAATCTACAGTGTTGCTCATACAGCGATCTTGGAATATTTGAGAAAGGTTTTCGCCGTGGATTTTTTTTTCAATGAGCCAGTCAATGAGTGGCGTTTCGGAGGTTCCGGTGTCGAACCGGAGGAGTTCGGAGGCGGGCAACCATGCGGGTTCGTGTCCGGCGACGATTGAGGATAGCTTTTTTTTAAATTCTTCCGTGAATGTGGAAAGCGCCGCGGGCCGGCCGCCGGTGAATTCAAGCGGCGGCTGGAGTTTAAAGCTACTCCATTTACGAACGACAAACCATAGGTAGGGCCATTGCGCCTGGATGTCCACGGTGAGCAGCGGCGTCCAGTCCGACTGCGCCAATGGGCGGCTGGAAAGCTCAATCGCACCCCGACCGGATTCCTGGCTGACGTGTACTTCCGCAAGATCGCTGTTGATGTAACCTCGCATTCCGTCGGAACTGGAATGAGCGTCCAGAAATTTCTTGGCCATGCCTCCCCAACTCGAATCAAAATCCAAATGTGGAGCGTAAAAGCTCGGTAGATGGTAACCGCGATGGCGTCCGGCACCATCTCCAGATGGGCGTGTGGGCATCCAGACACCATTTTTGTCCAGCCAGAGACGGTGATGATCACGCACATGGCCGCCGCAATGCGGGCATTCAAACCGCGCAGAACTGATGACGCGGTCCATGTCCCATGTGCCATCCTGCCGCTTGGCTTCCTTGTCCCAACGTAATGGCGCGAGCGGGATGGTCGTGCCGCCTGGAAACTTTGTTGGAAGAACTGTAAATTGTTCGTCTTTGACGAGCACCATCCGGCGGGTTGATGGATGGTCCTGGCCGCACAAAGGGCATGTTAAAAATCGGCGGCGCAAGTCACTGGCCATCAGATCCTGCCAAATTGGGCCTTCCTCGGTCGTTGGGGTGCTGGTTCCGATGCGCTTTGGATTGGGCACCCCTTTGGTGCGTTCGTTGGCGAGGTAACCGGCGCCTGCTTCTCGTGAAAGTTCTTTTTTAAATTTATCCTTTTCGTCCTGAACCACACGGCGGCAGCGGTTGGCGCCAACCTGAGCCGGTGAATTACTTCCGACAAATCCGATAACGTTTCCAGCCATGTTCACTTGAAGCCCTTTCAGTTTGTGGCGGTCGAGTGGAATTTTGTCCACAAAGCATGGCATTTTTCGAATCATGGCCGTGAACCGGGTTGAATTGAATTCGAATGCGCCGCCCTCTCCCATGCGTGCTGGCATGACCCAGAGGCCGCGGAACGGGTCAAATTCCATCGCCCAGGCTGCCCGAGCCATAAGCATGACGGTCTTGGCCGATCCGGTTGCCCAGCAATAAGTCTCCGTGGTAACGTCTGGATCGTTTTCGTTATTGATTGGCTCCTCGAGATACCAACGACCAGACGGGTTGAATGGTCCTTTGACTTGCGGCTCGTCAAAAACTACATGAGGGATTACCCAATCCCACGGGGCACCGGTTGGCAGCGGGCGGCAGAAGCGTTCCCACAGTTCCCATGCCAGGGCGGTGTCCTGCCGACGAATCTGCGCGGCGAGGTCTGGATCCAGCGCGGACTCGAGCGTGTCATGTGTAAATGAAAATTGTTCGGTTTCAGCGATCATTTTGTTTTCATCTCTTCCCGTGTTTGCTTCAAAAGACCTCGTAATCCTTCAATCAATTGTGCGTCGGGCTTGTTACTTTCCTGTTCCTGCCTCAATCGTCTTCTTAAATTCTTTTCATCATTAATCAACTGCCACGGCTCGCGCCGGCAGCTTGGGCGCTCTGAAAATAGTTTTACTATTCCCGCTTTTTTTTCAGCGGGGGGATGTTCCATCCTTCTCTTCCCTTCTACTTCATTATTCCTTGGAGGAATTAAAAAGTTTTGCTGCCCGTCCGGCGGGTCAAAACTGGACTTCATAAATTTCTTGCGTTGTCCGAACTTGAAAATTTCAAGGATTGCCCGGCCCTTGGCATCAACGTAACAACGAAGCAAACCGGCTCTCAGGCACGCAGCCTTCCAGCGGGCGATGTCGGTGTCGCGTATATCGCGTTTGAGCGGGAACAGCCTGGAATTCAATATCCGGTCGTCCGCATGAAACCGTCCATAATCGTCTGTCACCATCAGGAGCCTGGTGAAAAAGCGTTCGGCGTGCGCATCAAGCGCATCCACCGTCCGCGAATCCGTCCAGTCTCTTAAAATCGGCATGTGTTATTTTGTTAGGTGGTTTGGTTGGAAACTTTTTGAACGAATCAAGATTCCGGTGAATGGCAGTCCGTGGTTTTTTTCAAACCAGTCAAACATTTCCATGGTGCTGGAAAAGCCATCCTGCGCGGCAAACAGTTCCGAACTTTCCGCTGGAATCGGCGCATGAATCGTTATACGGGTCCCGCTTTTAATTCTTTCAAGCGTGATTGGCGCAACTAATATCAAATCCACACGCGCAAGTTCGCGGGTTTTGGAACGGTATGGCAGGCCAGTCCATTGACGCCAGCTTTCCTTGTCGCCAGCCTTCGGCATCCGTTTCGGAATTGGACGGATGGTTTGGCGTTTGCCGCCTGATTCGACCAGGGGCGCGAATTGTGGTTTGAACATGCGGATTCTCATAAAAGAATTGCGCCATCCGATGTACGCGCTGCCCACCACGGGCGGGAATTTTTCTTCACGTATTGAAGAAATCGAAATTTAGGAAGGCCGTCCGGACCGGTCTGGCCGTGATACACTTCCGCGTGCGCCCGGAATGTCCGCTGCGCGTAAAGTTCCCAGGCTTCTTTGTCGTTGCTGACGTATTCAAAATAATCAGCGCAGGATTGGTAGCCGGCTTCGATGAGTGCCGCCCAGGTGCGCTTGAATGAATCGCCGCGGGCGTTCAAGACTTCAGCCCAGACGTGTTCGCATTTGTCGGCGCGGATGGCGGACGCCATTTCGCGCGCGAACTTTTGATAATCAGTTTGGGGCAGGCTGGGGCAAATCATGCCGAAGGTGCGGAATCCGTTGTCTTGAAGCCAGTGCAGGCTTTCGATGCGCTTGGATACCAGCGGCGTTCCAGTCTCAAATGCGCGGGACAATCCGTCGTCAAGAGTGCCGGTGCTGACGCCGTAGATGATTCGTTCCCGAGCGCCAAATCCGTTTTTTGCCAACGGTGAAACTTCTTCCAAACCCTGCGCTATTTTCGACAATAAATTGGATTTTGAAAGAAGTCTAATTTGCCAATTCGTCAGGGTCATAATTGTTCTGCAAACTTCAATCGTCTCCCGAACCAAGTCCATGTTCGCGGCCACGTCCACCAGTGGGCTGCCGTAAATGACGCGGCGGTCGGATGGGTCGTTGAATTTTGGACGACCTTTGGCATCCGTGAGCTGGCGCCGGAGTGCCGAGATCGCGCCTTCGCGCCTAATCACCACGTCCTGAAATTTTGATTCCGGGGTTTGTTTTGTGACGGACTGCCAGTGCGGATTTTTGCGCATCAGGTCTTCCACGTAGCAGAACGTGCAGGAATAGGCGCACGCGGAACCGGTTGTGAAGGTTGGCCCGTCGCAAAGCAGCTTGTGCTTGAATCCGCTGTCGAGGTTTAAAATTGATTTGGCCGGCACGTTGAACACGGGCTTGCCGTTCATCCGCGCGCGGGTTTGGACTGGAGCGTTTTCCCTTTCAAAAAGTTCAGTTTTCATGTGGTTGTAGATTTTAATTGCGGCGCCGCCGAACCTTGACTTGGAATCAAGGCGCGGCATTTGTCTAGTAGTTCGGTGACGCTTACGACGATGGCGCTTTGAACCTGGTCAATGGTTTCTTTTGGCACGTTGGAGGAGGCGAGAATGGCGCGGACCTTTCCGCCGGCGTCTTTTGGGTGGTTCTTGATCTGGTTGGCCAGAAGCAGGAGCGGTTCGCCTAGCGTTTCCTCGATTCCGGCGCGTGTGTGTAGTTGGGCGTTGGCCAAGGCGTTGGAACGGGCGCGTTCATTGGCGTCTTCCTTTCGAACGCGCGCGAGCTGAAAGTCGGAATCTAAATCTTCCAGCCCTTCAATGCCTTTAACGTGAACCCCACTGCTGAAAATCTTGCGCAGCAGTGGTAACGCGCCGCGGATTAGTATGGGAACGACATCCACTCGGCCATTGCCATCAAAGTGTTCTGCGCTTCCGTGGGCACGTAGGTATTTCTGCATCTCTACCGGCACGCCGAATGTCTCCTCAAAATGTTTCATACTGGAACATTGAGTTGGAAGAGTTCCCGCAGTTTCGATTTGATGGCACGCCCAGGCCCAGAGTCCGATGATAGTGAGTTTGACGTCGTATTTTCCTCGAATGGGCGATGGAATCCACGGTGATTTGGTGATGGGGTTGATTTCTCGAGCGCGCCGCCGAAGCATGGCGTCCTCGATTTTTGCGAACGGGAATATTGTTGATAGTTG